AACCAGTCAGTCGTAGACACATCTGGTAAAGTAGTTCCTACTTGGGGTGACGTTCTTAACAGAGCAAACCTTGGTATGGAAGTTATGCATGAAAGAAATGCACACAACTTCCCACTTGACTTAGCATCTGCTAACGAAACAGAAGTTGCACTTGTTGCTCCTGCTATAGGTTAATGAAATTAAAAAGACCATTGAAACACTGCAAATTATCCCAGATGAAATTCTTTTACTGGGATGAGTTGCCAAATGATAATGAGTCTGATATAATAGGAGGGTCTAACGACCCTCTTTTTTTATGCACGATAGAAGTAACTTACGAGATACAGTTCTATTTGGTGATTGTCTTGAAACATTACCTATGTTTAATGAGAAGGCAAGGATGTGTGTTACATCTCCTCCATATTATGGCCTAAGAGATTATGGAGGGGAGGATTATCAGATAGGACAAGAAGAATCTCCAGAAGAGTATATTCAAAAATTAGTAGAAGTATTCCGAGAGGTGCGTAATAATTTAACAGAAGATGGAACATTATGGTTAAACATGGGTGATAGTTATTATAACTATAGACCAGGAAAAGGGCAAGCATTAGTTAAACAAACTGTTGCTAACAGTAAGCAAGATTTACCAGACAAGTGTGCAAGGAGAGGTAATAAGTTAGAAGGACTAAAGGAAAAGGATCTTATTGGTATTCCTTGGATGTTAGCGTTTGCATTAAGAGCAGATGGATGGTATCTAAGACAGGATATTATATGGCATAAACCAAACCCAATGCCTGAAAGTGTAAGAGATAGGTGTACTAAGTCGCATGAGTATCTCTTCCTCTTAAGTAAGAAAAAGAAATACTATTATAATAATGAAGCTATTAAAGANCCAGCAAAAGATTGGGGTACACGCAATAGAACTAATGGTAAGTATCATAATAAAGGTACAGGATTGCAACCTCATTCTGGTCTTACTAAATCATATCCAACGAAGAACAAACGTAGTGTCTGGAGTATAACAAATAAACCATACAAAGGTGCTCACTTTGCAGTCTTTCCACCTGACTTAATTGAACCATGTATTAAAGCAGGTAGTGAAGAAGGTGATATTATATTGGATCCTTTTATGGGATCAGGAACCACTGCTATGGTTGCCAAGATATTAAATAGAGATTATATAGGATGTGAATTACATGAAAATTATGGTGAATTAATCAAGGACAGAGTGGATGATGGACTTAGAAGATCAGGTAACATTAGGACACCTCTTACTACAGGACAGGAAGTGTAGGAAGTGTGGTGAGGTAAAGAACCTTATTGACGGTTTCTATCGTACCAGAAAGGAGAGAGGAACCTTACCATCTTCTTATTCATATGAGTGTAAGGTTTGTACTATAAGAAGAATTGTTTCAACTCGAAAGAAAATAGAACCAATGGAGTGGACATATCCTGATTGGTAGTGTTATACTTTGAGAGAAGTTCAAAAATTCCTATGGTTTACTTGATTGGTCTTCTTATGGTCGTTACCATATGTGCGTTTGTCTACTACTTAGGGCTCTATAATCCTCATTAATTATACATAACATTTGTAACATTATTATTCAATGAAAGATCAGAACACAATTGGAGATGAAGAAACACAAGAGCAGAAATGGAATCGTGGATTAGATTTGTATATCGAATCCGTACACAAACCAGACAATGCTCTACGTGCATGTGCTCACAATCAGAAGTGTTATAACGAACTGATGTCAGTGAGAGACACAGTACTAATCTATCTACAAACCCTACGCAAATAAAATGACCCAAGAATTTGTAGTCTATTCTAAAGACGGTTGCCCTTACTGTGATAAAGTGGTACAGTTATTACAGTTTGCTGAATTAAAACACGTGGTGTACAAGTTGGGAGAAAACTTCACAAAGGAAGCTTTCTATAAGGAGTATGGAAACGGAGCAACGTTTCCTCAGGTTACGTATAATGAGAAACCTGTTGGTGGGTGTTCTGAAACAATTAAATTCTTACGTGAGCAAAAACATTTAGAAGTTTAATGGACATTTACATAGCAGTAGATAAAGCAATAGATGAGGTCTTCAANAATGATCGTTATGTTTTAAATCTTTATCAGTTTGCTAAGGGTTTAAAGATGAAGCGACAAGATATGACCGAATTTATTCACAGCAGTGTTGCTAAAGAACTTAGTGATGCTATCTATCAATTAGATGAGTACATTAAAGGAGGACGTGACCGTGAACATGAACAATTACGTGAGGCATATGGTTTTATACCTAAGCCAAAGGCACGTAAAATTAGAAAGTATCTTTATGGTATGATGGAGGACGCAATTCGTTATGAACACGACAGGAGACCAGGTAGAAAAAAAACCTCAGTTGGAAATAAATAGAGGTGTGGAGTTGATGCTCCGCAATAAAAAACCCAAAAAGAGGAGGGAACCAAAGTCATTTCAATTTATTTTTGGACAGATGGTTTCTTTTTTCAAGAGAGAAATTCACATCTACATTGAACTTTCCTTAGATTTTAAAAGGAAATCACCATAACTCAGAGGAGGATGATGAACGAGACTCTTATAGTCACCTTGACTTTTGCTACCATAAGTAGTATACTTTCTTTATTAGTTGGATTTGGAATCGGATGGTTAGCACAATCACATGCTATTAAATCTAATCCTTATCACCGTGACAATCTACATCCTGAGATGTATGATCAACATGGGAATGTTATTCCCGATGAAATTTTAGCCCTACGATTTGAACATGGCGACAACATCAGCAGCCCTTGGACAGGGGGAGAATTCGGAGAAGGTCACTCTAGCGAGTGGATCGAAGAGGAAGAAGAGGACAACTAAGGCAAAGAAGCCACTTCCTCAAGTAAAACTCCCACCTAATCCTTTCCAATCAGAAATCCTTGACTTGGTTAACAAGACTAGAGGTAGGCAGAAGAAGATTGATCTTCTTAGAGAGTATCGTAATGATGCCTTAGTTTCTCTTATGATATGGAACTTTGATGACACGGTTCAGTCTGCTCTTCCTAAAGGAGAGGTTCCTTATAAGGAGAACGATGCTCCTGCAGGGACTGAGCATACGTCTCTAAGGCAAGAGCAACGTCATTTTTATAACTTTATACAAGGAGGTAATGATTCGCTCTCTAAGACCCGTAGAGAGTCAATCTTTATACAAATCCTTGAGACTTTGTTACCTGCTGAAGCAGAGATACTTTGTCTTGTAAAGGATCAAAGACTTGTAGCAAAGTATTCTTCATTGTCACAAGATCTCATTGCTGAGGCTTATGAGGATATTCAATGGGGTGGTAGAGGAGGCACTAAGTATCAAGTAGGAGTTGTAAATTGAATACCAATTACACTCCCACTATATCCATTCTTCATCAGAACTGTAAACCTGATGAAGATAATAATACTAAGCTCCCTTATAATGCATACCTAACATGGTATAAGGTTGATGATATTATTCAGTATGATATTGCAATGGCAGACAAGTCTTCTGAATTGTTTGATTATTACTATGATAATTATCAGAAGAATTTTATAGGTATGGAACAGTCTAAAGGAATGGTTGCTCCTAACCGTTGGAATGTTGCACCAGTACCTCCTAAGAAGAGGAAAAAAAGAAAGAGAAAGGAGGATCCTAATGAGTAAGAATAAAGATGGTGATGAGATGTTACGAGCACAGATTGATGCTCTCATTCGTGATGAAATTCAAGAAGGGATTAATGATTACATAGATGATACAGACAAGTCTGCTGCTGAAGGTTTTGGTATTACTAAACATGGTGATGAAAAACTTAAGGTTAGGGTTTCTAATGATCAAGTTGATAAACTCATCAGAGAATATAAGAAACTTAAAAGGAAGGAGAAGTCTAATTTAAATCAGGTAAAGTTACTTGATAAATATGGAAAACCATTATGAGTCATGAGTAAGATTGATACGCAGGGCATGAGTGGCCCTGCTGATCCCAACTATAAACCAAGTGGGAAAGCACAGAAGCATAAACCTATGATGATNNATCCTCGTAGGTTGTTTACTNCTGAGTATGTAAAGGAGATGAAGATACTTATTAANGAAGTCTTAGATGAACGTGAGTATAAGAGAAAGTTAAGAATGAATTATGACGATCCTACTCCACCAGGAGTATCTTATTTTGACACCGAACATTTTAAGCATCGTATTAATGAACCAGAACCAGAGTACAAGCCATAACTACAAGAATCCTTCTAAGGTACAAGACCTTGGACACGTAGAGGCACAAGTTACTGAAGGTAAGAAGTATTATGATGAGCAAGGGTGGGAGATAGCACCACCGATAAGTGATAGAGAGTGTATCTTCCGTTGTTTAGAAAACTGTGAACAATTAGCAGGACTTGATAGAAAACAAGTCAGAAGACTAATGGAAGAGTTTGAAACAGAGAAGACAACCTTAGAAAGAAATGAGGAGTATCCAGCACTATGAGATTAGGAGTTTTATGTTCTGGTAACGGAACCAATTTCGAGAA